TTGCAAAGCGGATGGATGGTATTGCACCACCGTCTACAAGTTGGAAACCTGTCGTAATACTTTTATACGACATCCGCGTGGGGAGGTTGGGTTCCTGTGTACCAACAAGAGGAGGGCATTTCTACAGTTTAGAATTACTCCTCTGCATGAGACCTACTTGGTTTGTAGTTCTACTGTTCCCAGCAGCGGGCACCACCCCTGTCTCATCACCTTAACCAGCTATATGCCAGTAAGTTTATTCAGTCACTCCCAGTAAGGTGATCAGCCTTACAAAGTTATTATAGTAGGATCTGTGTAAGGTGTCAACCCCCTTTCATAAATCCATTTTTTTGTAACCATTCCTTAGTCATAGGTGTGGGTGTGTAGACTTCCCACATGTTACCATTAGCACATGCTTTCAATGCTCTCATTGTCATACCCTCAGTTTTCCCTGCCCAAAATGCTTCTTTCTCCCAAGGAATTGCTTTTGGATTTGCAGCATAAGTTCTAGTGGCAATGTCTTGCCAGATCTGAGGAACCTTATCTTCATCCATAATAATAGCAATCATACTATTATCGATAGTCCCTGCCATACAATCTTGTGCAGCGTGCCATCCTTCATGTCGCATCACACTCATGAGTGCAGAAGGGCGACCCATATATGCTTTGTTCAAAAAGAAATTATTACCAACTGTGTGATATACTCCACGATTTCCTACAGGAAAATATTTTTCATCTCCCAGATAAACTTTTACTCCGACATAATTAAGTGCCACCAACATCTCATGGAATTCCCTAGACACATGATCAAAATTCCTATTATAATTATCAGAAATATCTGCAATGGAGAATACTTCTTGGACACCCTCAGTACATTCTCGTAGCATCATACATCCCATTGCATCATTAGTGTACCATCCTTTAGTGATTTTACTTTCGATGGGTTTGGGTAATGAATGTGCTAGTACAGGGGCGCTCAATGCAAGACCAATACATGTAGCAATGAACTTTTTCACGGATTACTCCCAAAATATGCTCATATTATAACACAAAAAAAGACCCCTGCATGGCAGAGGCCTCGATCCATCTCGAACTAAATTATATTTATAGAAAGTCTTTTCGAGCATGATGCTCTGGTACTATTTTGCCCAGTTGAATTGTGAGAAGTCCATCTGCAAATTTTACATCCTTAACTGTAATGTCTTCTGACAATGCCCAGGCTCTCTGGAAAGATCTCTGAGCCAAACCTCTGTGTAGATACTCAGATTCTTCTTCTGTTTTTTCTTTCTTACCCTCTACAACAATCCGTCCGTACTCTGTGTAGACCTTAACTTCATCCTTACTAAATCCAGCAAGTGCAATCTCTAGTCTAGAATCTACATTGTTAATCTGTACAAGATTGTAGGGTGGGTAATTAGTAGTGGAATCAAAATTGAAGAACTGGTTGAAGTAATCGTCCATACCAACGCTGTTCTTCATGATCTTGTCAACTAGTGTGCCCAGATCCTGAGTATGATATCTTTGAATGTTTGTCATGTTTCTCCTTTTAAAGCGAGTTTAGTTTTGTCCCTTACGGCGACATTACTAATTATACAACGAGCATAAAAAAAGAGGGTCGTGTAAACCCTCAGAGATCATAGTGATAACCGTCAGTCTGCCTTGACGAACGTGCTTTGTGACGATTGTACTACCTTTTTCTTCTTACCTATATTGTACTTAGTCTCTAAAGTCCAGTCTCCTTTATCCTTATAAGATAGAACTTTGATCTGATTCAGAGGAGCAACATCCACAATTTGTTCTGGTCTAAGAATAGTAATCAATCCCCAATCTGATAACAGAGTGATGATTCTATTCCTACGTTGCACATCATTCATAGAAAGATTAGCGGACTTTCCATCCAATGCAAACAGTTCTTTGAAATGTACAATATAATATCTACCTTGCTTGTGCAGAATATGGCACGATTGATAAATCTTTTTTTCTTTGCGTGAAGCGACACCGATTCTCGTCAGAGTTTCTCTAACCTTCAAGAAATCATCTGGTTCGTTAAGTGTGACTTCGATCATCTGATCTTGTGACCAAGCAATCTCAGGTTCGGTAAACCCACTCATCCTGTACCTCCAACGTCAATGCGTTTTTTAATAAAATTCAACTGCTCTTTGGTTAAGACTTTCAATGCTTGGATTGCTTTATCATTACTATAACCATAGTATTGTTTCACAACGTCAAGATCTTTGATCTTATCTTTGCGGAGCCAAGGAGAGAATCTCTTCTTCTTCCTGAGACTATTTAGATAAAAGTGATATTGAAGATCCTTTGATATGTGGTGATTCATGTTCATTTCATTAGCAAACATGACACAATCAATGTGTGCGGACATACATTTGTTCACAATAAACGGTGGATACTTCTTGATCGCTTCGGGATCATCCTCCGTAAGATCCTCTTTGGTGAGGTTTATGGAGTTCAACCAGTCTTTGAGTTCTTTCATCGTATAATATCAATATCGTCAGGGTTTTTGTTCCAAGTTTCCAACTTGGTTCTTAGTCTTCCGTCTTCTCTGAGCGCTTCGTAGCGACGAGAAGCTTTCTTTCTCCACCAAGAAACAATCTGATCAACAGAGAACCTATCATAGTTTTCAGCTTTAACCAAAGTATCTTGCTCTCCCAAGATAACTTCTCGAGCATTCTTGAAACCATAGGTAGACATATAGAAACGTTTCTGTTCAGTCAGATCCTTGGCAGATTTGATCGCAGTGTTGAATGATTCTAGTTTATCTCTATCCTGTAAGGACTTTTTGATAACAGAAATCATCTTTGTCTGGATCTTTAGTTTTCTACTAGAGGCATCTTCCTTCACTAAACATTTATTATTATTCCTTGCTGTAAACCATTTGTTTAAATCTTGGAAGATAGAGTCATGCAGTAGTGGAGTAAAGTCACTCACAGTTAGACCCTTGTATCTCATGTATGGTTTAAGTCCATCATACTGTGATGAGGATTTAGTAGATCCATACAATGATGTAGTTTCAAACAAACAAATATCTGTATTGTATTTTGCGTTAAGTTCTTCTCTTGCTTGATGTGAACAACACAACATCGCTAAGAGTTTACCACCGAGGTAGTTAAAACCAAAAGGTTGAGTAGGTACAATGATGAAACCCATGATTGCATGGCGATTAAACCGACCCAAATCTGGTACATCACCCAACCAATCATTCCTTGGTTTGGAATTGATGGTGGGAGAACCGAACCTTATGAATCCAATAACTTTTCCTGTGTTCTCTTCTTTGACAATCCACTTGAGTGATTTGCCTGGAATAGAACTCTCAAAAGCATGAGACATTGTAATCTGCAATCTCTCATTGAAGAACTCATTGGTCAATCCACCATACTCTCCAGCACTGTAGATCTTAATCTTCATATCAGAAGGGTGCATATCAAACTTACTGAAGAGATCATCCTCAGTCGCACCACCACCACCATCAAAGAAAGCTGATAGATCAGAGGGTTGTTCTGATATCCTGTCTAGTTTTACATTACGAAGATATTCATCGATCCTTCCTGTATTAGAAAAGTAATCAATGAATTTATCTGCTGCATATGCAGCTTCACTCTCAGTTAACATCATTGTATAACCATTTCATCCTGATAGAATCGTGGGCCTGGGGTTGGCATTGGAATCAATAGTTCTGGAGGTAGGATGTCTGGTATCTCTATCATAAGAGGGGCATCAAGAACTGTTTGAAGAGTGTCTGCCATTCTTCTAAATCCTGATCCCACATAGATCTGTCCTGCTACAACTGCTACAGTTGCAGTTCCCCAGAATAGATAATAGAATCTAGACTTTACTTGTGCTCTAATTTTAGTTGTTTTGGTCATTTGAATTCACACTCCACCATAATTTCTGTTAGACATGCTAACAGGTTGATTTCTTGATCTGCTACGAAGGCAATCTGATACTGATACTTAGCAATAATAAGGACAGCAGCAGCAATACTAGGACCTTCAAGGGACTCAAAAAGAGCATCGTAGATACGACGCAAAAGTACAGAAGGATCATTATCCAAGTTATTGACAGCCCACTTACGAACCTCTTTAAAGTTCTTACCCTTAAGATTTTTGATAAGGTCATTTATGTTTACCTCAGAAAAATTAGCAAGAATAGATGAATCAATCTTACCACTTACAGAATGTCGTTGACACTCATTAAGAACTCTCCTCCAATCAGGAAAGTGTTTATTGATTAATTCAGCGACGACTTTCTTGTCTGCTTCAATATGTTCTTGATCAAGGATCTCAACCAATCTTTTGAAGAACTGTGCTGCGATTGTTGCTTTATGTTTTCCTGAGATTCCAAACTCGATGACTGAACATCTTGAATGGAGGGGTTCGATGATTCTGTTCTTGAAGTTACAGGTGAAGATGAATCGACAGTTCTTATAAAATGCCTCAATATTCGCCCGTAAGAGGAGTTGTACATCATGGGTTGTGTTGTCAGCCTCGTCAATAATGATGACTTTGTGTTGTGCGTCCATGCCTTGAAGTGATACGGTCGAAGCAAAGTTCTTTGCTTGATTCCGTACCGTGTCAAGAAATCGTCCTTCATCGGATCCATTGATGACATAATAATCAACTCCTAGTTCTGCACATAATGCTTTTGCAACTGTAGTCTTACCAATGCCAGGAGGTCCTGACAACAAAAGATTAGGGATCTCTCCCTTCTTGAGAAACTCTTTGAAAGTCTTCTTAGTAGTCTCTGGGAGTATACATTCATCAATAGTTTTTGGTCGATACTTTTCTACCCAAATGAATTCATCCCTCATTAGTTCCCCTCAAAAGCATTGCTGGTCTGACCAACTCAAGACATTTTTCGGCCGTGTTTAGACCTTTCATTTGTGCTACATAATCTTCCCAAGTTGCAAGATCAGTCTCTCCACTTAGGTTAGCAAGTAAATTGATCTCAGCAATCTTCCGAAGAGATTCCTCATCCATCAAACTGACGGTATATTTGACGAACTCAAGAGCGAGTTCTTCCTTTCTTTTAGTCATAATTAAATAAATCCTTTGGATTTTTTCTTTGGTTTGTCAATAACCTCAATAACTGGTGGGTCGAGAATCATATCTCTTTTGTTCCACCAGAATTCTTGGACTTCATCCCAAGATTCGACCACCTTGGAACGTCCATCCTTAAACACTATTCTATAGTGATGTCTGTCATATGGCAAGTCACTTGTCTGAGAAAAATGTTCTACCACGTTTCCTCATGCGTATGAACCTTACCTTCAATGTGGTTGTGTTCAATCTCTTCGATATGAAGATGCTCTAAAGCGTTTGCGATTCTTTCAAGTGAATCTGCAATTCTTTTGATGTCAATAGGATTCATAATTTAGTCAAAGCCAATGCGGTTTTCTGGATGGGTCACGAAGATAATTAGATGCAACCCAAGGCTTGGATGCGATATAACGTTTGTAAGCAGTGAGAGTGTCAATGCTTGTGTCATATTTAAACTCATCTGGTCCTGCAAATGCGTAATCTTGAACATAGTTGTAACATGTGATTGCTTCCTTTGAGAAACGATGAAAGATTTTCTTCGCTTCAAACAAAGTCTTGCGACATCCATGTTCTTTACCGTAACGGTGAGTGTACTCTGTTGACAATGCACACCCATGTTGAATCAACCATGCTGTGTTGACCAGACTTCTGCCTGCCCATTGTGTACATGGATGATTGCGGAAAGCACCTTTACTTGTTTTGTATGGAGTGCCATCCTTCTTGTGTAGGAGATCATCACCCCAATCAAAATACCAATGTGAGAACACAATGGAAAGCATTTGACATGTTTCCAATGGCATCTTGACCACATGTTTGTCAGGTAATACCTGAGCAGACTTGCGTGGACAGTGATCAGTGACAAAGATGTTCATTCTTCTAACCTCCAGCTCTTCCTCATTGTAACATAAGTTTCGCTTTTGGCAACAATATCTCTTACCTTCTTGAATATTCTCGCTGACTCTGCATATTTACTTGTCATATGATCTTCTTCTTGTGGTAATATTTCTTTCGTTCCTTTCTTATACTTTCTACCTGAGTTATGATTTGCATAACGTCTTGCTCTAGTAAATCCCATCTCTAGGAATTTACGACACATATCCATGCCAATAAAATCCTTACCATCCCTATAATCTAGGTACATGGCAAAGATTTTATTAGATGATCTTACTGCTTCATCAGGAGTTTTGAATCTCCAATGAGCACATATATCGTTAGTATAAGGGCGTACCAGTAGTACTCCTTGTTCTCCCCTTCCAATGCGATATAGCTTCCGAGTCTTTGCATTTGAAAAATCAAGACTCTTGTAATCGAGGTCATAATCAAATTCTTTCATAATAAAATAGTAAGTTAACTAAGCTCTTTTTCTTTTTTGCTTAATTGAAATTACGGATATAATTGCTGCGGTTGCAAAAACAACTGCTGCTGACGCAAGAAGATATGTGGGATCAAATACTACGTCGGGTTGTGGTTCCCATGTGCCTGGCAATGTGTAGACACTAGGGTGAGATGCAAATAACATTAATCCTCCCAAGTTAGATCAGGTTCTAAAGCTATATAGTAAGTCAGATCGTATTCAGATGAGGTAAACTGTGACAAAAGTTTACGAGAGATCTTAACTTCATATGTGCCAGGCACAATCTTGATGTTTTCTACCTTGAAATGTAATCCAAAAGTCTTAGTAGTTTCTCCTACAACGATAGAGAAATCATTAGATGTATCATTCTTACGATCAGAAACAACCATCTTAATTTCATTACCATCACCCACAACAGAAAGATCTGTTAGATGGTAGACCGCTGCAGCCTTTAGAAGACGATCAAGTTGAGAACTCTTAAGTGTAAACTCAACATCAACTGATGGAAGAGTAATTGATTTCTCAGGAGGAGAAACAATCACACTAGGATCAGCAAAGAAATACTTAGACTTCTGTTTGCCTTCTTTAATGTTGACAAAACTTTGTCCTGTGAAGTTTAGTTCTGGATCTTGGAAAAGACCTAGAGAGTTCAAGAACTGACTAAGATCATAAACACCAAACTCTTGAGGAATATCTTCGTCAATGTTTGCCTCTGCAAGAATGTTCTTCATTACAGAAATAGTTCTCAAGGACTTACCTTGCTTGAACAGGATAGACTGATTGATAGAAGCAAAGTTCTTCAACAGATTGATAGTTCTATCGGAAAGTTTCATAGGGATCTTAGTTGCTGTCGTCATTATGTAAACCAGCGAAGTGGTATAAAAGTGTACAATAGTGGATGGCCTTTAGAATGTCTTTTTCATTCTTACCATCTTTTTTGCCGAATCGTGAGAGGTACTTGATTGCATTGGATCGGCAAAATGCTTCCGCATCTCCAATACCTTCAATGAGATCTAGGGTCTGTGTTCCTTTATCTCCAGTATAGTGTGAACCATATGTACTTGCAATATAGTTCTTTGCATGATCAAGCATTACATGTTCATTATACTTGAAATATGAGAATCTGTCTTCTACTGGTTCACGAACGTAAGAATCATTAAAATAATGAGAATACTGATCGTCAATATCTGCCATGTATAAATCGTCATTTGTCGCAGCAGTGTTACCAGAACCTACTGAGATTTCTGGGTCTCTATCTGAGATGTCTTCTGGAACTGATGGAGGCCATGGTGAGCCTGGTGTCCATTCATATCCACCACTCTTTTCAATCCATTCAAGATCAGTATCTCTTTTGTCCTCAACATCACTCCAAGGAATATCCTTATAGTAATCTCCTTGGACTACTTCTTTCTTAGACTCAAAAGGTTTCCTTTTAGTTACTGTCTTGCCACCATCAGGTGACTCATAGATAAACTTATCTTCTGAAGCAGGAGCAGGGTTTCCAGTAAGACTGTGACCGTCCTCCTCCCAAAACTCTTGCCAATCTTTTTCAGTTGCCTTTTTGTTTTTCTTTTTCATGATTGGATAATCCTTATCAAATGTGCCGCCTAGAATTGATGCTGCTAGACTCCATGCGTTAACCATAGCAAAATAGGAAATTGTTTACAAGACTCTCTGCTTTTTCTTTACCAAACTTCCCTGCGAGATATCCTCCTACTGGATCTAGTTTGGTCATGTAAGCATCAAAGTCTTTATATGTACTAGTATCTGTTCCACTTGGCCTTTCTAATTCTACCATTTCCTTGTATTTTGTCAAGTATTGTTTGAACATATCAAGATGTTCGTCTACCTTATCGAAGGTAGTATATCTGACAAATATATTTTCAGAAAAGTGATTGCCCATTTCAAAGAATCGATACTCCTTTTCTGCTTTTGGTAGTCCCTCTACAGAGAACAGATATTTTTCTACAGGATGTTGAAAGTCAAATACAATGATGACTCTCTTCTCTGTAAATCCCATCAAGTCCATACCAAAACAAGGTAGATTACTGCCTGTTTTGGGATAGATGATGGTGTTGTAGATGGAGGATTTATCACTCCATATGTCTACTTCCCTTGACTTAATAAAGTATGGGTTGGTAAAGATCCTAGCGGTTAAGTTAGTACCTTTACCTTCCCACTCTGCCCATGTTTCCTTGACTTTTAGGTCAGGAAAAGTTTCAAACAGAAGGGACTTGTAGTTCTTCCATAGATTCATCAGTTGGTTTCTCACCTCCAAAGTTTACATCTGCATCAACCTTGTCATAAAGATCAAGGAATGCTTGTTTTGTTTCATCATCAAAGCGGTTTACACATACTTCGATTGCCTTCTCTTTGTTCTTCCAGATAGCGTATGCCTTGACGATATGTACAAGACGACGTGTGGAAATAACTTCCTCAACACCACCATCAAAGAAGGTCTTACGGATGATGTCACCCCAATCTACAAGACGCTTGCAGAACTCTTTATCGTCACACAAGTTAGTCAAGATTTTCTCCTCAGTCTTTGGACTAGGATAGGACTGCTCAAAGGTCACTGGGAATCTTTCGAGGAAGGCTTCGTTAAGCACGTTAGTTCCAATAAATCGTCCGTCGTCTGAACCTTTACCTTTAGTGTTTGCGGTTGCGATGACGTTGAAACCGTTAGCTGGTTGGACGTAGCGGCCAATCTTTTTAAGGAAGACTCCATTGCCTTCAAGGATGCTCTGGAGACAGAGAATTTTATTACTTGCGAGGTCGATCTCGTCAAGGAGCAAGATAGCTCCCCGCTCAAGTGCCTCAATAACGGGTCCGTTGTGCCAGACTGTGGAGCCATTAACAAGACGGAAACCACCAATAAGATCGTCTTCATCAGTTTCAATAGTAATGTTTACACGAACAACTTCTCTCTTGAGTTGAGCACAGGCTTGTTCTACACCGAATGTCTTACCGTTGCCAGACAGACCAGTAATAAAACATGGGTAGAAAAGTTTTGACTGAATGATTTTCTTCACATCAGAGAAGTTTCCAAACTTGACAAAGTTAGGATTAACTGCTGGAACCAGATCCTGTTCTACAGGAGGAACAACAGCAGGAGCAGCAAAGGAATTCTCAAGTTTTTCTTTCTTCTCTTTGGCAGTCAAGTTCCACTTACCTTTTGTTGTTTTGAACTGTTGCAGGTATTTTGTCACAGTTTGATATGTCACATCATGCTGAGCGCAATAGGCTTTGATGTGTGCAGATGTGATCTTGTTACCGTAAAGATCACGAAGATTGTTGATTAGTGATTCGGGATTCACTTTAGCTTCAAAAGGCATTGTTTGTTCTTGTCTATGTATACATTATAATGGAATGAGAGGTGGAATCAACCACCTCTGTGCCAGTTTGTCAACTGGTCTATGCGATGTAACTCATGAACTGACCTAGAACTTTCTTGTTCATTTTCTTTGCAGAAAGTGACTTCTTGAAAGCAGACTTGATCTGTGCTTTAGTTGCATCTTCTTTCACTTCAAAACTAGAATCAGAGTTAAGTGCGGATGAGGACAATCCGAAGTAAGCATGGTATCCACCACCATCAGTAATCATGAGAGATTTTGTTTTTCTCCACTGGTTCATGATGGATTGGTGTCTATCATAATCGAAATCAACGTAACGACGAACGAAACTGTTGCAGTCACGAGTATCAATAACTCTGATACCAAGGAAATTGACTTCTGGAAAACGACCCTTGAGTTGATTGAGTAGTGCAGCAGTCAAATCGTAGTATGCGTCTGCACAATGATAGGTCTTACCGTTTATGTCACGAATGAATACGTTACCATGTGCGGAACGTGTTCCCAAGTATGGTTCTTCACCTGACCTACCTTTGAACTCTTTATGAAACTTGAGAGGATGTGCTTCACCATCAGTAAGAGTGATGCACTGAATCTTCTGAACACCTGTTTTCTTTTTGAACTCAGGAATGAGTTGATTCAAAGAGACAAGTGCTTCGTTCAAAGGAGTTCCAGATAGACCCAAACGATTTGGGCACTGGTAGATAAAATTGCAGTTCCAACGACCACGATTGTCAAGAGAGTTTGTAAGTCTCCAGATGTTCATCATCTGTTTCTCTAGATCTCCTTTCTTACAATCACTTGTTAGAAACTCAACCATTGCGAATTGTGCTTCGACATAAAGTTGACCATCTTTCTTTTCGTGATGATCTGGTGGATACTGCCAATTTTCGTAGTTACCAAACCTATCATAATTTCTCTCTCCACGATTCCACTCATTAGTGAAAGCAAATACTTGGAAAGGAATTTGAACTTTCTTACAGAACCAAATCAAATTGAACAACTGTTTGATTGTATCCAAGAGAACATTACTCATAGATCCAGACCAATCAAGGACAAAGATGAGTCCATGATTTTTACCATCAGGTAGAGTAGTAATCTTTTTGAATAGATCTTCGTTGTACTTGTATGAGTGAAGCTTTGTGCAATCAAGAACACCTGTCTTTGATACTGTAGCACGAGAGTATGCGTCAGCAGACTTGCGGCACTCAAACTCTTTTACAAGATAGTTGACTTCTTTCTGTGCAGAACGACGGAAGAGTCTGTACTCATTGTCAACACTTCCATAAAGATCCATAGGAAGACGATAGTTGTCTGCTTGTTGAATCTCCTGATCATAATGTTGTTGTTGCTTGATCCATTCCTCATTGAGGTATTGATGAACCTCTGCATTTTTGGCAGTAATAGTTCCAAGATTTAGTGTTGGAATGGTGCAGTATTCTGTATCATAAACACTTGATCTTTGTTTGTCATTATTCAAGTTTACCAAGTTATCTGAGAGAGTCTTGTCAGTGATAGTATCAAAATCACAATGCTCTCCTCCGATAGGATTGTAATCTGGTTCGTTCTCATACTCAGTAGTATCTTCTCCCAAGTCAGGACGGCCATCTTCAACATCACCATCAGATCCATCGAAAGGAATGGGATCACCTTCTCCTTCTCCTTCCTGATCACTCTTTTCTGAATCAATAAGATCTTCTAGAGTTAGATCTCCACCGCCTTGACCCATATCAAGACCATCTAATGATACATTTACTTTGACTGGTTCATCAAATGTAGACTTCATGTACTCATAAAGTTCTTGAGCAAGTTTCAGAACCTCATCAAAAGTATTAGTCTCAAGTGCAGCTTCACGGAAATATACTTCATCTTCATCCATAGGAACGTCAACAAACTTTCCAATCTTGTGATGGATATTAAGACGGTCAGGAAGATTCATATCTTCTACGTCATTCTGATCCAACTCAAAGAAATCTTGATCCGCTAGTTCTTTGTATCCCATGTAAAATGTCTTGACGATACCAGCGTACTTACGCTTCATCAACTTCTCAATACGAACATCCTCAAGGATGTTGACGAATGACATAGGAAGATCAGGATACTTGATCTTGAAATTCTCGTTAGGTGTGTAGAGTGCGTGTCCAACCTCATGACCTACCAGAAGGTCGTATACGGTCGCAGAGGCCTTCTCCCACATTGGAAGGGTCAATACTCTACGATCTACATCAAAGGATGCTGTAGGGACTTTCTTGTTCTCGATGATCAAATCTTCGGTCGCAAGTAGTTTAGCGAGTTGACCTTTGACTTCGTAATTAACCTTTGTAAGCATTTGTTTTCTTGTCTATGTACACATGATAATCGACCCTGTGCCAATTTCAACCAACCATGTGCCAGTTTGTCAACTGTCTACCCTGACCATCTCAACGCAGTATCTAAAGCTTTCTTTGCAGTATTTTGTAATTTTATAACTCTACTCTCATATGTAATCGTAAATCCCAGCAGATCTCCTTCGGGATCATTTGGCATACCTACAGGTTGCACAAAAAATATTCCAGCATGTGCCACCGTTCTCCATTCCATGTCAATAAAACCTAAGTCCCTCAAGGCACATTCTAGTTTCAGTGAATGGCATCCATCTAATAGTATCATACGGTTACAAGACCTATGCTACTATGTAGAATACCTCACTTTTGAGAATCCATTCATCTTTTCAAAGGTAATCATATTGTCCAATCTATCTGTCAACTCATCAACCTTATGAGAGATCATAAAGATGTAAGCATCCTTGATGACATATCTGATAATCTTCACAAATTCATCTGTACCATTACTGTCCAGAGAACTGTCAAATATTTCGTCAAGAATGAGTATGTTTGTGGACGATGAGTTCTTCATCTTTGCAATATCACGCCATGTAAACAAGATAGCAAGGTCAATTCGCATCTTCTCTCCCTCAGAGAAAGATTCGTAACTGAATTTCTCATGAATAGGCGACTTAATACACTCATTGAACTGTTCATCCAATGTAAAATTGATATAGAAGTCCATCATCTGAAGATACTTATTGATCTTCTGATTCATGATAGGCAAATACCTCTTCATAATCTTTGCCTTGACACCAGAGTCTTTCATCATGGCGTTTGCAAAGTCTAAGTATTCAATTTCTTCGGTATGATCTGCTTTATTTGTTTCTACTAGTGTTAAATCATTTTTGAGGCCTCTAAGCGTGGCTCTTTCAGTATTTCTATTTGCAATTTGTTCGGTAATGTCTTGAACTTCTTGTTCATAAGTGCGGATTTGTCGTTGGTACTCAGAAATTTTAAAATTGTTGGTAGAAATGTCATGCGTTAGTGTTGAGATCTGCTTAGAAACATCTATAAACCTGGCCTCTTTCTTTTGTTCTTCGTTTATAGACTTTTGAAGTTCTTTGTAAGCGGAGTTAATCTCCTTTACCTTCCCTTCGATATCTCCAATCTTATTTAAGCGAAAGTCTTCCTCTATTTTCTGCTCACAGGTAGGGCATGATACGTTTTCCTTGAAGAACTGGTGTTCTTTAGTAATAATCTTTATCTTTTGTTCAAGTTTACCCTTGACATTATTGTATTTCTTAAGAGAAGATGAAGCAGATGTCAGAGTATCTAATTCTGGTTCATACTTTTCTTTAATGTTCTTAGATGTCTGGTCATTTTCATACATCAAGGATGAAGTATCCTTTAAAAGTGTGTCAATTTTACCTTGAATGTCTTTTATTTTCTTCTTGCCTGTCTTATCGAGGTCAGAAATGAAACTTTTTTGCATTTCAATCTTTTCCTCAATCAATTCTTTCTTGATTGTGAGTTCTCGGATCTCCGTATTCGCTTTACTCATCTTCTCACGGAGAATTTTTGACATTCCAGAGAAAATTTTGATGTCTAGAACGTCCTCTACGATCTCTCTACGGTGAGTTTGACTCAACTGCATGAAAGGAACGAACGTTGCAGCACCTAAAATGGTAGTTTGAGTAAAAGATTTATAATTTAATCGTAAAATATTGTCTTCTAAGTGTGCTTGTTGATCATTTGAACTAGCAAATTGATCTTGTTTCTTACCATCAATATAAATTTCAAACAAAGTTGGCTTCATACCTCTAACAATGGTATAAATTTTACCTTGAATCTCAAATTCTATATTAACTTCGCACTCTTTATCATTCACAGTGTTGACTAACTGTGATTTTTTAATCTTTCTGAATGGTTTGTTGTACAAAACAAAAGTCAGAGCGTCCAATATCGTGGACTTCCCTGCACCATTAGCACCAACTATCAAATTTGTAGGAGACTTTTGGAAACTAACAATTATAAACTGGTTACCAGTAGATAAAAAGTTACGCCACCGTATCGTCTTGAATGTTATCATAATCTTTTGGCGGAATCACAATGTCATCGGGTGTGATAATAACGTATTTGTATTTGTGTTTTTTACAGGTTTCGACAGCTAGCATATCATCTATTTCTACAACTGTCAACACAGTGGATTCATCCGCTTCTAGAAGCCCTGCATATCTAGTAGCATCATCTTCTTGCTGAAAAAGATAGAGAGCCTTCTGACCGTCATCATTAGTAACGGCATATGCCCCTTCTCCTTCGTGACCAGCAAGTGATAAGATGTACATTAATCTGCTTCGCAAGCTTCTAAGTAGACTTCCTTGAGAAGTTTTTTGACTCTCTCTTTTTCCAATTCAAAGTCAGAGTCCTCGATGTACTTATTTAGAAGTGTGAGGGTATCCTCAATCTTTTCTCCATCAAGATCTACTTCCTTGTCATTGATCTCGGTATTTTCCACTACCTTCAAATCTATTATACCAGCTTTCAGAAGTTTTTCAAGGAACTTGTCATATTCTAACTGACTCTTTCTGGATCTAACAAATAATTTTACAATCTTATCTTTGTATAGGTGTGCTTTGAATGTTGCAGCAGGGGTAGAATCAAAGTAGATCTTCTCATATATTGTATATGGATTCTGTACAAACTCAATCTCTCCTGTTTCAGTATCTAAGATATTGAATCCTCTCTTGTCTCCACAATCATTCCAATACATTTCATAAGGATTGCCTAAGTAAAATACCTGACCATCGTTACTTCTAGTGTGATAGTGTCCTGAGAATACAGTATCAAACTTTGCAATAATCTCTTTGTCAATACCACCTTGCTGAGTCATGCCTGGATAGAGTTCAAACCCATGCAACTCTAAATGTCCAAAAGCAATCTTAGCATCAGTCTTTTCAATCTCTGCACAAGTCTCTTTATAATTATCTTCACATATCCACGGTAACATCATTGCCTTAAATCCATTGATGTCATATGTGCCTGGCGTAGAGATAGGAATTAAGTTATCGTAGTGTTCCAGTAAGGAATCAATCGAGTTAATCTCATTCGTATTCTTGTAGTAGATGTCATGGTTTCCTACAAGTTGCCAAACTTTCACGCCCAGATTTTTGAACTTATCATACACATTCTCCCTTGCCCAATTAAGAGACCAGTAATCAATATTCTTACGATTGTCAAAAGCATCTCCCATGTGGATGCAATACTCGATCCCCCTTTTCTCTAACTCAGGGAAAAAGATATCATCATAGAATTTTTTAAAGAAATCGTGAAATGTTTTGCTACCTCGTCTACCACCAAAGTGAGTGTCCGTAATGATTGCTATCTTCATTTACCTTTTACATTCTGGATTGATGTGCTACTCCTAGTGACGTTCTTGATCACAATAAATTTATCACCAGCAAATGTCCCTGCCAGATTAACTTCGATCTCATCACCGTCTTGCCAATTCAAATCACCATTCTTTTTCGTATGGTTCATTGCTTCTTGGATCTGATCGATCACTTCATTCGTTAATTTCATACTCAATTTCAATAACTTTGGATGACCTACCAGTAGAGTTTGCTCTGGTTAGTCTTGTCATAGTGCCACCTAATGACCTAGCAATGTAATCTAATTCTTCTAAACATTTCTTTTCCAGATCCTCATAGGGATCATAATACCTATCAACCCTCATTGATTCATCTTCGTTTGTACTGCCTCTTTTATAGAGTTGTAGTCACTAGAATTACCGTAAGTATCATCAACGTGCATAACCTCATCAAACCCCGACTTCTCAATGATCTTTTCACGGATCTCCATTTGCTTCTTCTCTTTCTGGATCCGACGTAGAAAAGCGTAATGTATAATTTGAGTAAAGTATGCAAAAGGGTTTGTGGACTTCTCTGGATTGAAGTTATGAATGTATTGGACGCAGTTTTCAATGCCATCAGATATCATGTCCTCTCTGAACATATAGTTCACAAAGTTTGGTTTGTATGATAGGTGGGTTGCAATTTTTACGAAACATTCTCCAAGATAGTTTGTGATTCTAGGTTTTGGATCACCCGCTTCCTCCGCCGCTTTTACGTCTGCTTTGTATTGAACGATCGCATACAGGAATTCTTTGTTGTTTACATAGTGTTCGGATCGTTTTCTAGTACCTTTTGCGGGCATCTATATTACCTCTTGTGTTAGTTTTATTATACCTCAAAACGAGATACTTGACAAGTCATATAAAAAGATGTACAATAACTCTGTCAGAGTTCAAGGGAATGCTATGAAGCTTCGCCTTTCTTATAAAGCTTCTCAAGACTTTCTCTGGCCTTCTCGACTGAAATTACATATCCCATCTTCTTTGTTACCTTTATCTTCTCTCCAGATCCCCCATTGAGATTAGAGAAAATAAATTTTTGATAATATTTTACTACTTCTGAGTCCTCGCGTGCCTCAACAACAGTGATGACTCTATCCATAGGAATGATAATGATATTGTCCGTAGGCATACTTCTTAACCACGGCATCATTCTTAGACCTTCATGAGAACCATTCATACTTACCGTCTCGATTTCTACAGGATCACTGATAATCAAAACCGTGCGACCATTTTCATCTGACGGCATGACTTCACCGAAGATTTCCTCTCCAGATACTAATTTGATTGAAGCGTAGAAATCTTCTTCCATTTAGTCTTTCCCTATAATAGTGTTGTTTATAACCAAGTAGTCTATATTCATATTTAGAAAGGATTGAATAGCGTCCTCTGGAGTCTCTACTATGGGTTTACCATTATCATTGAATGAAGTATTCAACAATACAGGAACTCCACTGATTTTATAATACTCTTCTAGTAACTCAGATAAGATGCCTTCACTGACTGTCTGAATCCTACATGTATTGTCAACATGTGTTATTGCTGGAATCTTATCTCTCTTGTCTTTCTTTACCGTTTGAGAATACAACATGTATGGACTATCAATATCTTCCTCAAAATAATCCTTGAGATAGTCCTTAAGTATGACACCAGCAAAGGGTCTCCACTCTTCTCTATGTTTTACCTTCTCGTTTAATATATCCTTATTCTCTTTATATTTAGGTGACATCAAAATGGATCTATTCCCAAGTGCCCTAGGACCGAACTCAGATCTACCTTGATACCATGCAATAATTTTTCCGTCCTCTAAGTATTGTGCAACTTTTTTAATATCCAAACTATCTTTATATTCTGATATATCAATTTGCTTTGGTGTAGAGTATGATTTACCTAAGAAGGCAAGATTTTTAGGAATCTGAACTTCATTCCACATTGATGCACCAAACGCCGCTGCTCCAAATGCCAAACCACAATCACTTACAAAAGGAGTGATGTGAAACTTTCTGTTCTTGAGAGTCTTTACTATTTTTGTGTTAGCATTGATGTTAAGAAACACTCCGCCAGTTAAACAAATTGTCCCATCTAAGTAATCTTCATCTAATCTTAACATTAATTCAGTAAGAGATTCCTCAAAATTGTATTGCAATAACTGAGCTTTGTCCGAAGAAGAAATTGGATAAGGTCTTGGATCCCTCATATCAAATAATACTTCTGGAAAGTGTGATCCAAAGTCATATAACTTTTGTATATGTTTACCAGATCCATATGCTGCAAGACCCATGATCTTTCCAGCAAAAGAACAATGATGTTTTGGGTCCATAAAATCTATTTCCTGTCCGATCTTCTTACAGAAAATATGATGTGACCAGTATTGATATAGTAATCCCCACTCACCATTGAAGGGGAAATACTTAAATTTATTTCTTCTCTTATCAAAGAGAACCATTGAGCATTTTTCTAATCCAAGAGAATGTCCATCAGTCCAGTTGTAAGAACCACCGCCATCAATTACAATACACACTCCATCATTGGATGGTTGAGTGAATATAGATGAATAAGCATGTGCTTGATGATGAGAAATATATCCTACCTCTGCATTAGGGAAAATTTTCTGTAGATACTCTTGGGGTTCATTTTTTTGGAGACTCATTACCCAATTTTGTTGACCAAGATCCACAAACATGACTAGGTTTATGTCTTCTTTATTGAGACCTTCTAGCACATAGTCTATGGATTTTTCTGGATATCTTCCATCATACTTTAAACCGCTAAGTCTTTCTTCCTGTATGCTACAGATATGTTCACCGTCTACAAATAAGGTTGCACCAGCATCATGTATATAACTTTCTCTATCAGATCCATCAAAGAGGATAGATCCATATATTCCTAAGACTTTCATTTTAAGTAAACAGTTCTAATTTCATAATTAAAGTTCTCCTCATTGTATATTTTAACACGCTCTACCAAATGATTCAATGTGTAGTTCTTTTTACCCTTGACAGAGATGTCGTCTGCGATATCATATAACATTGCTTTGTTCTTACCCTTTCCCTTTCTAAGGACCCTACCAATACTTTGTAGATTTCTAATTCTAGATTTGCTAGGTGATGCAAAAATGACGTTATGTAAGTTTTTAATGTTAATTCCTGTAGAAAAAGTTCCATAAGACGCAACAATGATCGCATCTGCTTCTCTATCGACGATAGATCTAACCTCTTCCCTCTCTTCACTATCAACTCCACCATGAACATAAAAGACTTTTCTATCGTTATCACTGTTGATTAAATTATATAGTGGTTCACCATGAGCCTCTACTCTACTGAATAGGACTAGGGTGTTACCCTTCAAACTTAAAGCAAGATTTCTGATGAATAAGTTTCTCTTCTCATGTTCTATGATATAATTCATCTCTTCCCTGTAATCATCAAAGGGAATTGCTGGATGTTTTAACAATACAATTCTGATATCCAACTTAGCAAGTTGACCTTTCTTCTGTAGATCTGATGTTTGAGTTACCTTGTAAGAAGGACCAAACAATCCCTCCAACACCCACTTGTGTGTTTGCGATCCACTCAGAGTTCCAGTAAATCCGTATCTATACTTAGTATCTCTCATCTTAGACATGATACCAATTAGAGATTTGGACTTGAATTGGTGTGCTTCGTCTCCTATGATCACATCAAACTTAGCAAAGAAGGTCTTATCCATAGTATAGATAGACTGCCATGTTGATATAGTTACACGTTGTTGTGTACTTTTTTTCCTACCTGCATAGACCTTATGACAATATTTCTCGACATCCCATCCATAATCTATAAAGTCCTTATACATCTGTTCTACAAGAGAGGTAGTAGGGACGACTAATAATATTCTTCTCTTTCTTCCTACATGATATCTCGCAACGGCATATATCATCAGGGATTTGCCTGACCCAGTTGGAGATATAATTAATCTTCTATTATATTTGAGTGCATCATACACACCCTCTATTTGATAATCTCTAGGTTTGAAACTAGAAATTGCAGTCATATAATCTTTCACACCTTCTAATGATATCTCCTCATTCTCTTCAAAAGGAGTACCATATGTTTCATTATTTTTAAACTCTACACTATAGTTTGCTTTTCTTGCCCAAGCAATAACTTTGTCTAACAGTCCTACATACAACTCACCTGTTGCAGTAGAGAACAGTCTGATCTTACCATCCCAATGTCTGTTCCTATATTGAGGCATATACTTGGCGCCTGGAACATCAAAGGTAAAGTAATCTGACAGTTCTTGTTGCACATGAGGTTGTGCATCTACAGTAAGATGGACTTCATTCTTCTTGACAATAATAAGATCACTCATAATCCATTCGTAAATCGCTGCCACTCAATGGCATTTTTAATCTGATACGTTCGATTCTGTATAACCTTGAGAATACTATCCAAATAATCTAACATGATCTGATAGTATTCTATCTTTGCAGTACACCTGATAAGGTCTTGATCTGCATCAAAGTATTTGTCTAGGTCTGCTTTTAGAACTTTATAGTCAAAAGGTTTTTCTACATATACTTCTGGTGATGCCTTACCTGTGTAGTATTGCCACTTCTCCTTCTTTAAAATTTTGTACTGAGTTTCCTGAGCTTTCTGTAAGGTCAGGATGTTGGTGTAAATTTTGTAGTATTTTGCGTGTAAAGCGGGTATTTTTGTTGACTCATTGTGTAATAACTCATTATCAATTATGGAATCTTTATCCCACAAGTCTTGTATAAATTCAAGATTCATCTCCTATTAGACTCTCCACATTAAAAATAGTATATTTAAAAGTAGCAGTCGCTACAATATAATTTATATCAGTTACATCAGCGCTAAATGGAACTGGTGTCAATGAAGTTGGGAACATATCCTTGAAATCAACCTTAGCGATTGTATTGAAACTACTGTTGTAAACTAGTATTGTTCCATCAGATCTGGCAGCGTTTAACAGATCTGTTTGTTGAGGATCCAGACTGATTCCTTCTCTAAGAGACTCAGGAAATCCAAGCGCTCTCATCCATCTTTCAATCTGTAGGTAGTTCTCTAAGTTTTCATCTATAAAGAATTCTACATCCAGATCACCATATTGCAACTTATCGCCAGGAACAGGAATGTCTCTGAGATATGTGCTTTGGATTGCAGCACCTAGAGTTATGTTAGGTAAAGATACTGACTTGGAAAAGAAATCCACCTTGGGTGCTTTCTGCAAGGTGAATTTGAATCCAGCTGGAGACAGAAAATTCCTATTTTTAATTTGTCTATCAAAGAGATTAGGTCCTTCTCCTTCGATATCAGTGTATTCTCTGCTCATGAGTTTTATCTTTATTTATTCAGCGAAGTCGGGGTCTTCACAGACATCTGCAAGTTCAGAAGCCATTTGACCACCTATTTCCGATCCTTGGTTCCCCCCAAACATTGCGACCCAACCAGCAGCAAGCCACCCAACAAAGGGAATATTGACAAAGGCAGGAGCAACAGCAGTCCCCACGCTAGTCCCAACAAGTCGCCCTGTCTGCTTTCCACCACCGACCGCCTCGATACACTCGACCTGTTGGGCAGTGAGCTTTCCCGACTGACTTCCTCCGTTGGTATTGTCTTGCCAGGATCTTGGGTTGGATACTGCTCCTCCTTGATGGTGAGCTCCGTCCATAGTGTACTCCTCAGTGACTCGGATTTTGTTGTTAGCCAATCCCAGAAAGCCACCTTTTATATTTTTATCCCTTTCCACACGCATCACTGTAGGGTCATTACCCTTATAGTCAATGCGATATCCGTCTTCTCCTACTTCAGCTCTATAAGAGGTATAGTCACCCACAGGCAAGTTTATGTTTGGTAATTTCGATCCTCTTTGACTCAACATACCTATCATACCGATATGTGATACGGCAAGGAGACTACCCACAGTGCCTATAGCGATCCACTTCCACTTACTTCCGTTTGGTTGTGTCATCATTTCACACAATATAGTGCTTACTATATAGGCACAAAAAAAGAGACCCATTTGGGTCTCTTTGTAAGATATGTAATATCCGAATTACATAAGGTTTGCAACCTTAACTCTTCTGTAGTAGCGGTTAGCGTTGGAAAGAAGTCTTCCAAGTCCTTGGTTAGATACGTTACCTTCGGCAAATGGGTTTGCAACGATTCCGTAACGAGTCTTGAAGCCAATTTTTGGTTGGAAGGTGTCCTGACCCACTGCACGAACCATCTGTAGAGGAACGTAAGGGCAGTAGAACAATCCAGCGTCATAAGGGTTAGTACCCTTGTAACCAACAACGTAGTACTGATTAGCGTCATTGTTTGCAGCGAAAGGATCGATGTAAACTTTGTACTTACCAGCAAGAGTACCAGCAAATGTATTACCAGTATCGTCAACGTTTAAGTTAGCGTTAAGTGCAGGGGTGTAATCAAGGATTCCAGCCATTGTAAGAGCTGAAGCAACGTCGGCAGAGCAGAGAACCACGTTGCCCTTTCCGCGACGAGTTCTTTGTGCGATTTGGTTCGCATCTCTTTCGATCTGGAATAGAAGTCCTTTGAACTTCTCAACTGACCAACGACCGTTTGAGTCGGTGTCTAAGTCGAACGTTCCAGCGGTTGCAGTGTTGATTGTTGCACCTTGTTCTGCGACCTTGTAGATAGTACGGATAACTTCGCGGTTGATCTCAGCAAGAATCTCAGTTGAGAGAATGTTTGCGAGTTCAGACTCAGCGTTTAATCCGTGAATTGCTTTAAGGTCTTGAGCCAATTCTAAACTGTACTCAGCTTTGAGTGCTCTGGACTTCGCAGTCACAGTAACTTTCTCGATGCTGAATGCCATCTCTTGGAAAGCGTTAGCAGCAGCGTCTCCTAATGCCTCAGCCTCTCCAGTAACCATACCTTGACCAACAGAGTAGTCAGTAGTAGTTGCGGAACCAACAGGGTTAAGAACGCCTGGGTTAGTGCCGTTAGGTGAAGATGTAGTACCAAAACCAGCGGCAACGTCTGTCATGCCACCTGTAAGGTTCTGAGAGGAGTTCTGTCCAGAGAATGAAGTATCTGGTTCATCGAAGAGAGCCTCAGTTCCACTCTGATTAGTGAATCTGGATCTCATTGCGAAGATAAGTCCTGTAGGACCAGACATTGGTTGAACACCAGCAAGGTCATATGCGACCAAGTTAGGCATTGCACGTCTGATAAGACTAATCAACACAGGGTCGAAACCAGCAACAGGGCCTGCTGCGGCAGATGAACCACTAAATCCACCAGTTCCAGCGGAGTTAGTAGGAGATGCCTCAGTCAATGACTGGAAAGCATTCTCTTCTCTGAGCATTTGCTCTTGGTTTTCGAGAAGAACCGCAGTAACGTTTCTTCTATGTGCGTCTTTAATTGGATCTGACCCTTCGTGATCTAGAAGGGGAGCCCACTTTTCAGTGAGTTGTTGATAGTTGATGTTTTGTTGCATCGGTCTATAAGAGTTGTTTAGTTAAAAATTAATCCAGTTCCTATTTCATACGTCCAAGTGCTTCAAGATATGCAGCCATAGTGCCAGTTGCTGGCTCTACATGTTCTGCTTCTTCCTTAAGTTCTTGAGGAGCGGACGCTGTGGATGTTGTTTTCTTCTGTCCGAAATAAGATTCTTTCAGAGTTTCAATTTTTCCACGATAGGATTCTTCACTTTCAAACTCAACACTTTCTGCAAGAGTTTGTAGTTTCTCTTTCTGAGATACTGCAAGTCCTTCTGCAACGCTGTTGAAGACAGTCTGAGCAGTTGACTCACCAAGTTTTTGGTTAAGTGCAACGTTTCTTTCTATCTGCTCATTGAGCTTGGTCTCCATTTCATCAAGTTTGTCCACCATGTTTTCTAGGACATCATATTTATCTTCAGGTAAGGTTACATAATGTTCTTCAAAAAGCTTTTTCATGCCTTCCATGAAGGATTCAGTCATTTCGGATTTAATGCCTTTCTCGATAGCGATAGCATTTTCCTCCATCCATTCTTGGGCGACATATTCGAGGTATGCGTCTGTTCTCTCAGTGAGTTCGACTTTGATTTCCTCAACCTGTTCGTTGAGTGCTTTCTCATACTCTTCGTTTAACTGATTCTCGATATCTGTGATCTTAGCATTGATAGATGCCTCGAAAATCACCTTTGCCTTTTCTTTGAATTCCTCAGAAAGGTCTTCTCCAGAAAGAAGTGCGTTGACATCTTCTTCGATGGCAGCGTTTAGATCAACTGCTTCAGTTTCAGTTGACTCTTCTTCAGCGACAACCTCTTGGGTTTCGTCGGCTTCCGCCTCTTCGGCGTACTTGGGTGCAGTAGGCATTGGATCAGCTTTACCAGCGTTTTTAGTGATTACGTCTTTAACTTGCTTAATAGTCGCGGTTGGCGTTTTAAGCATGTTGCTGTTGTCGTCAGGCTTTGAGTTCTCAGGCGTAGGACCACCAAGATCTTCAACGGAACCTTGACCATCAGGAACGTAATTGGGAGTAGAGGGCATTGGATCGCCTTTTGCTGCTCCACTATTTACAGCGGTATTAGATTGCTGTGTCTTTACATCCATTTCTTGTAAATCTCCACGGGACATTTTGAACTCTCCGTCGTAAAACGTGTTTAGATATCGTATAATCTATGTTTATTTATTAAATCAAAGATTTGATAAGAAGTTTTGGAAGATTTCCAACTTCTTCTCGTCAAGTTGACCTTGATCTACTAATTTATTTATAGTTTTTTGGGTCTTCTCAATGACTTCCTCCACTGCCTTTTCAGGCTCAGCAACTGCAATCGCAGGGTGAGTCATAGTTTTTTCTTCTACAACTGCAATCTGTGATTGTTTTGCCTTTAGGATTCCTGCCTCCCAAACCCAATCAACTCCCTCCATGATACCATTCACAAATGCGTCTGGTGCTGAAGGATCTGCCACTATATCAGCAGCAGTGGCAAGCATGAAATCTTCACCGACAACTTTATAGCCTTCGCTAGTGTCTTTGAGACTTCCCATTCCTCTAGATGATACTCCAAGAGTAACGCCGTCATTCAATAATGACTGTGCGATTGTACCCATCGGTGTATTGAGGAGTTGTGCTTTACCTACAAAGTTTGTTCCTTCCCTATGAAGGTCTACAATCTTGTGGGATACTCTGTCTAAGTTTACAGTAGGACCTTCGGGGTGACCTAACTCACCAAGAGCACGACCTTTGCCAACAAACGCTTCATTATATCTGCCGACCTCTTTCTCAAGAGTTTCTACAGGATAAAAACGTCCGTTTCTGTTCTTAAGGTTTCCTTGTAAAAAGATACCCTCAATGAACATATTCTTCTTACCGTCTTTTTCTTCGATAAGAACCTTAGCGGTTTCGATCTCTTCAGTGATGAGTTTCATGTTAAGCCTCAGGTTGTTCTTCTTCTACTGCATCATCAACTGGTTCTGCCTCTGCGACAGGTTCTTCAACTTCTGCTGTATCCTCAACAGAACTAGGTGTGCCAGGAGCTTCTTCCTCTTCTGGCTCTTCCTCATTGTTTAGATGAGGATTAGGTCCACCAAACATGTCAGCAGTAACTGCTGGTTTCACTATATCAATGTTCTCTGCAGCCTTATTGTATAAGATATCTTTTATCTTATCATGAATATCGGTTGCGGAACCTTCTTCGCCTGCAGCGATCATATCAAGTAAATCATTATCCATAAGTTGTTAATATAGAATTAGACTAGTATTATTTATATTTCGCCGCCTTCGGGCATCTCTGGAGCTTCTGTGGCACTACCATCTATGCCAGGATCTTCTGGCATTTGACCCATATTTGGATCAGGATTCATAGCACCGCCAGGCATTTGTTCTGGATGAACTCCAAGTTGTAGTTGTTGTACTTCCATAGGATCTGCAAGTTTACCTGACTTGATTTCCTTCTCCATTTGCTTATCGATCTCGATGATCTCTTCATCCTTCTGCTTAAGAATATTTCTACGAACATAGTCCAGTGAGAAATATTTACCAACATAGGGATCAACAGCGGCGACAACACCGAGTCTTTCGTTGATTAGTTCAGTTTCTTTGAGTTCTGCAAAATGATTGTCATACACAAAGTCATACTGAATATGATCTCCGAGTGTATCCCAGTCTTCTGGGGTGACAATGTTTTTTAGAATCAACTGAGTCTTCAACATATCGTTGAATAGATGAGAAAATCTCTTTCTCATTCTGCCAACAAACTTTGTGAACTTGATCTCATCTCTTAAGATCTCAGATGATCTACCAAGATTAAACCCTTCACCTGATCCAGCAATACGAGATTCTGGAACTCCAAGTGATCTGTATAGTTTCTTTTGGAAGTATTCTATATCAGACAATTCACCTAGATTCTGTCCACCAGGCAATGTAGTGATTTCAGTTCCTCTTCCACCTTCACGTCTAGGAAGCCAGAAGTCTTCAAGCATACTCATATGCTTTCTGTCATCACGAATCTCACCTGTACTTGCATCATAAACAAGTTTGTTTCTATAACGGTTCATCACCTCTTTGAGGTATTGTTCCGCCTTCATCTTAGGTAAGTTACCTACATCAATATAGAAAATTCTTCTTTCTGGAGCACGACTCAACCTGTAGATGACAAGAGAGTCCTCAATCATTCTAAGTTGATTGAGTGCTTTGATTGACTTATGTAAGTAAGAAAGAATAGTTTGTTTGTTCCTGTCAACTAAACCTGAGTGACAGAACGTGATAGCATCAGGTGCAATCTTCACTGGTCTCTGTTTAGTAGAGAAAGGAGTTTGACCTATAGCACCCAAGGCATTTTTACCTTGAGTTTGACTAGGATCATACTGGTAATATTCTTCTATCTCTGGACTCTCTAGATCAGCAGGGTTCTGTCCGTTTACCTGTTTGATTGCTCCTCTGAGTGTAGGATCTGTCTTGAGTTTTCTTACTAACTTGATTTTAAGTGGGTCAATATATCTAACTTCCTTAAGTCCTTCTTCTGGTTTCTTGATATCAATTACCTTATGGTAATAGATTCTACCATCAATATACCAGTTCCTTAGAATTTCATGGCACTTCTTATCGAAGTCCATTACTTCTTTAATAGTTTTGAACTCTTCTCTAATGAGATCTTTAAGCTTCGCAGATGCTGGAAGATTCTCCAAATCGATTTCGACAGGAGAATCATTCTGATCTGAAACTATTGCTTCATTTATAATATCTTCAATGGCACTGTCCACTTCTGGATGAAGTGCCATTTCTCTATACCTTTTTATTAACTCGTACTCTGACTTAAATACACCGTCAATATCAACGTACTGCCCATAGAATCCGCTAGACACATAATAGTCTGACGAATCCTCGTTCGATTGGGGTACAGGAGAAACGACGTTCTTATTCTGTTCGTCGTCCTTCTGGATTTTAAATCCAAATAATTTAGCCATTAATCACTACTGGGCTGTTCCCAGTTATTTATAAGTCTTTCTTAAGGACTATTCAGACTGACTGGTTATCAAGTCGGAAAGACTGGAAGCACCATTACCTTCACTCTTGTTATCCTTAGTGCCGAAAACGTTTTGTCCTTTACCGTTGAATACATCCCACCACTGGACTTGTAGGTCCACTGTGAACTCTTCAATAGAATCTGTTTGATCGTATGAAAGTTCAATAGCACTAATGTTAGTTGGGAATACTCCGTGGAACTTGTACTTTCTGAGAACTGGTAATGGAGCATCAGCAGGCTTAAGTTTGAAACCTTCTACCTCTTGAGCTCTACCTATTTGATTGACAAACATATCCTGTTGATACTCAGATGGTGTTACTTCACCAGTTGCGTTATCATGTTTGTTGATTGCGTTCATCCATCTCTCGAAAGCATCTCTGATTTTGAAATCAGTATCGTTGATGATTGTGATTGTCCAGACATCGAATGTTCTGTCTCCAGCAATCTTCAAATTTCTTCCTCTAAAAGGAACGTCAATTACGTTGATGTTAGATGCAGGGAGGTTTGCAGCTTTTACTAGAAATTTAGCTAACTCTTTAGCACCGCCTGAACTATTCTCCCCAAGAGCGCCTGGGAAGTTAAGTTCAACCTCAAACAAATTGGGTCTAGCACCACCACCGACGAGCTTCGATTTAAAGTCGTCGAGGGTTCTAGTTTCTAGTTTAGGTGTATTGGGATTTGCCATGATCTTTTGAGACCTCTTCTTGTGTATTTAGTAAATGGTTAGTGAGTTAGGCGGAACCAACTACTTCATCGAAACTGATGCCAGTTCTAGTTGCAACAAAGGTTAGACCAATGAAGTTGATAGAACGTGCAGGCTTCACGAAGATGTCTGCCTTAAATGTATTCGAGTCGATAACATCGGGAGTGTTATTACTTTCGTCGCAAATTACAACGAAGTCAGTAATACCTCTCTTTGCCTTGACATCACGGAGATATGGTTCAACGATGTTCAAGAAGTTAGTTCTTGTTAGATCGTCATTGAACTCAAACAACTGTGATCTTGCAGCTCTTTCGATAACACCTTCGATTGTTAAGAACAAACGACGAACGTTGATTCTATCAAAAGCAGATGCTTCTTTCTGTGCAGTCTTGTCCCCGAACAGAACAATACCAGAGCCAGGAGAGAATACCACAGGGTTGATTCTCTTAGGATAAAGAGCGTCTCTTTGTGCTTGAGATGGGTTGTATGCAAGTTTAATTGCATTGTTGATAGTTCCTCTAGTTGCACCAGCGGGTGAGAACCAAGGGAATGAGTTGATGGAAGTTCTTGCCATCAATCCAGCAATGTCACCATTCAGAGGAATGTATCTGAATGTATTGTTGAATCTATCAAATGTATATTTGTAACCAGAGTCAAATACACCATAAGATGTTGAAGTTAAACTATCGTAGAACTGTATGATGCTTGCAGTTTGGTTATCAGTGTCAGTTTTACCAACAACACCGTCTCTGTAAGGTGAGATACATGCAACGCAATCTTTTCTAGTAGATGCGATAGATAATAATTTGTTTGCTTTAGCTTGTGCTTCGTAAATGGATGCACCACTTGAAGGACCTTGAATGATGAAGTTAACTGAGTATTCAGCAGGGTTGTCAAGAATCTGATAAGAACTAACAACTTCACCTAATGTGCAAGCGAATCTTTCAGTTCCACCGTAATCCATTCCATCTTTTAGAGAGAATGTGTTAGGACCTGAACCGTTAAAGGTAATTCCTTGACTTGGTTGTCCCCAAACACCAGTTGAATCCACTGTGTATCCACCCAGTGATGTATGCTTCAGACCAATACCTGGCTGAGCAACACCAGCAAAGATTTGATTGGAGAACTGTGCAATGTAATCTTTGTAGTAGATGTTTGTAGAAGGAGAAATCTGAGCATCAGTAGCCTTGGATAATCCAGTCCACTTCTCTACAATATTACCAGAAGTACCAGTTACTTTACCTGTGTCATCAACAACGACAACATGCACTTCGTCATTCTTAGAACTTCTTTCCTTAGCGTATTCAGAAGTTGAAGGTCTAGAAGCAATCTGACTCCAACGAATAGTTTGGTTTGTAAGTCCAAGAGTTTGTTGATTGTACCAGTCAACAACAGTGTTACCTTCTCTGAGGTAGATACCACTATCGATACCAGACATTACTTGGAATGATGTGTTAGCAAATGCAACAGTTGCCGCAGTGTCCATGATGATAACTGGAAGACCACCAGTTGTTGCATAGGAAACAATAGTACCAGAGTAACTTCCGTTAAGAGATCTGATTGTGTCGCCAGGTGCAGTCTTAAGTGTGTTTAGATCTGATCCAAATGAAATCTCTGTAGAACCAACACCAACTGCAGCGTTGAACTGAGTTCTTTCGATTTGAACAGATTGTCCAGAACTATTAAAGATCTTTAATTTATTTGGATGGTTTACTTGGTAAGCTGCATTTTCAAATTGAGTATAGATTGACTGAGAATAACCTTGGAAAGCATTAATTTCAGATCCTTCCTCGTAATCTACGGCAGTCCAAGTATCTGTAGTAACGTTATGTTTGGAAACAACCTTAACATCAACGAAACCAACACCGATTCCAGTAAGGATACCCTTTAAGTAACCTGTTTGAACACCAACTGTTCCATCTGTGTTTGCAACTTGAGATGAGAACGCAGCGGTAATACCGAATCCAACTGATAATCCTTCTGTACCGATTGCGACTCTTTGGTCAGCCTGTGCGTCAATAGTGCAGATCTTAAGATCGTTTGCCCAAGAGCCAGGTGATCTTGCAGCGTAGTGCCAAGTTGTAGGTGACGTATGATTGTTATAATAGTCTTCCTGTGAATTGACTTGTAAGTCGGTAACTGCAGCACCAACAGGCACGTTAGCGTTAGAAAGTTCTGTGTTGCTGCTTCTTAGTACTCTAAGAACTCCACCGTATGAAAGGTAGGAGGATGCAGTCATCCAGTACTCGTATTGTGCATCGGCAGTATAGGGTTTACCAAACGTTGCAAGTAAGTCAGCTTCGGTCTCGATCAATACTGGTGTATTAACAGGTCCTTTTGCGAAAGGTCCCGCGATAGCACCTACCTGATCAGCAATGCCGTCAATTCTTCCTACGGTTAGGTCAACCTCTCTTACCTTAACGCCTGGAGATACTAGATTAAGCGCCATGTTCGTGTTCCTCTTGGATCTCAGTTGTTTATCTGTTATTATTTAGAAAAATGACCTTTTCTGTGGGGAAATCGTACATGAACCCTCTACCAGTCAGGATAAACGTCTGGTTTTTCTCTCTTTCTTTTCTTCTTTACCCTATCAATAGTACAGGATTTGCACTCATATGAATATGATGATGGCAATACTCCTCTACTCTTTCTGGTTAGATAAAACCCTTCTGTAAGAGGGTATGTCCTATTACAGACTCTACACTTTCTCTCATGCAAGAATAAAATAGGATCGTCTAAGTCCATCAGAGGTAATCCCACATGTATGATCTATCACCATATTCATCTACATTCCATCTAGTTCCTTCGTTATCTACAAATGATTGTTCTTCTTCCAATCCATCAGCTATGAATCCAAATGGTGCCATGTCTGCCTCTATCTGGTCTCTTTGATCATCATAGACTCTCTTTCTTATATCATCGTCAGTCATCTCTTTGAAATAATCTTGCATCACCAACCATGCAAATATAACCAAACACATGGCAAGGTCATCATTACAACCTTCCTCTGCCTCGAATGAGTTTGCTTTTTCGATAAAGGTGGTGAGTTCTGCAATAATATTGTAATCATTGATAAGTAACTTATCAGATTCAATGAGTGTCTTGAGGTTCAAAGCGCCAATTTTCTTTACAGTCTTAGACATCTTGACTCCTAGTTGCACCTTACTACCAGAGAATCCTTGTCCTAATACTTGTCCAGCTCTACCTCTTACCGCAGTCATCAAAACGTTTTCGTATTCTAAATCATAAAAAAGTATCGATGCAATCTGATCTCCTATGTCATTTACCTCACATAGAATAAAAGCATTATTATATGCCTTAGCAAATTCTTGAATGACTGTAGGAAATAACATTGGTTTTATAGTGTTATTTCTATACTTAGCAACTACCCTGTAAGGAAATGTAGTGGTGTCAAAGACAATGAAAGCAGAGTAATCTTTCTCCACACCTCTTGCAACGTCTACCGTAATTGAATAATTGTGTTTATCTATTGGGTTTTCATATATCTCACCGCCTCTCTTTCCAGTATTGATTGGTTCATCATATACCATAGACTTCAACTTAGATGGTGAAATCAGTGTATCAACAGATCCTAAGAACTCACACTCAAACTCAACACGGAACTGTGCTTCTGATGTGTTCTTGATTGTCTGTTCTTTCCACGCTTCATCTCTGCCTGGCACTTCCGACCAGTGAACGTCTGTGGTGACGTATTCGTTTCTACCTAGTTCTGCATCATGCCACAGTCGGTAAAAGTGATTCAT